GCTCGCGATGGCGTCCCTGGGTTTCTCGGCGTGCCTGGTCATCGGCGACAACGTCTTCGAGCGCCAGGGCTACCACTTCATGAACAAGTTCGCCGGCGAGGGTGTCTGGGCGCTCCTGCTGTTTCTGCACTTCGTCGGCGTGGTCTGGCGGGTCTATGACCCGGTGGAGCGCATCGGCTGGGCCCTGGTCATCAACTCCCTCGGGTTCGTGCTCTGGGCCGTCATGACCCTCTTCATCAACCTCTCACTCGGTGCCGTCACCCCTGGCACCGCTCTCGAATGGACGCTGGTGTTCGCCAGCGGCTGGGCCCTGTACCGCACGGGGCTGCATGGCGAGACGGTCTCAGCATGATCGAGAACCTGGGGGACGGAACACTCGCCGGCGGCGCGGTGGCGCTGGTGGGCTCGGCCGTGTGGGGCATCCTGTGGCTGCGCAAGACGTTCAGCAGCGACAGCCGCTCGATCGGCCAGAACGATGCCGAGCGCGACACCATGCGCTTCCTCGTGGCCGAGCGCGACAAGTACATGGCGATGCATCAGGAGGCGGTCGCCGCTGCCCGGCAGACCGAGATCCTCAACGAGCGTCTGGCCGGCAAGGTCGAGACGCTCACGAAGGACAACGCCTCGCTCTCCCTGCAGGTGAGCCGCTTCGAACTCGAGCTCAAGGGCATGCGCAAGCTGCTGCTCTCGATCGCTCCTGAGCGCGCGTCGGAGATCTTCAACAGCAGCTTCGCCCCTCTGGATGGATCGTCATGAAAATTTCTCCTGCCGGTCGTGACCGCATCGCCGCGCACGAAGGCTGTGTCTTGGTCGCCTACCCGGACCCCGGCACCGGTGGCGAACCCTGGACCATCGGCGTCGGCCACACCGGCGGCGTCAAGAAAGGCGATCGCATTACGCGCGAGCAGGCGATGGCGCTGCTGGCGGAAGACCTGCACGCCGCCGAGACGGCCGTGAACAACGCCATCACCGTGTCGCTCAGCCAGAACCAGTTCGATGCGCTGGTCTCGTTCGTCTTCAACGTCGGCGCCGGCGCGTTCCGCAGCTCGACGCTGCTGGCCAAGCTCAACGCGCGGGACTACGCCGGCGCGGCTGACCAGTTCCTGCGTTGGTCGCGCGCGGGCGGGAAGGTGATGGCCGGGCTGCTGCGCCGGCGCAACGACGAGCGCGACCTGTTCCTCTCCAAGGATGCGTGACATGGACCTCGACTGGAAGAAGCTGGTGCAGGGCATCGCTCCGGTGCTCGGCAGCGCACTGCTGGGCCCGCTGGCCGGTACTGCCATCGCGCAGCTGGGCGCGGCCATCCTGGGCAACCCCGACGCCTCCGAGGCCGAAGTCTCCGCGGCGCTCACCAGCGGCAGGCTCACCGGCGAGCAGATCGTCGCCATGAAGTCGGCCGAGCAGGCGTTCGAAACACGGATGCGCGAGCTCGACATCGACTTGGTCAAGATCAACCAGGCCGGCGATGAGGCGCTGCTGAAGGACGTGCAGGACGCGCGCGCCCGGCAGGTGGCGCTGGGCGACTACATGCCGCAGCTGATCTTCTTCATCTTTCTGACGGTCTACGCCGTGGAGGTGGGCATGTTCTTCTTCGGCAAGATGCCAGAGGACGAGTTCGTGCGCGCGCTGATGACGCGGGCGTTCGGGACGGTGGAAGGCGGCCTGGTGGGGGCCGTGGCCTACTTCATCGGATCGAGCCGTGGAAGCAAGCAGAGCGGGGACGCGGTGCGCAAGATCGCCGAGCAGGCGTCAAAATAGCATCGACCGTTCGTCGGATAGCGCATCGAATCCGTAGGCAGTTCAGTAGGTAGGATTCGTCGAATCGCCCCGCAACCCGCATGAATGCTCGATTCCAGACTCCCTCCGGTTCCGCCGATTAGTGCCCAAACGCCCGCCCACCAGCGGGCGTTTTCGCATCTTTCCCCAAGCAGAATAGGCACTTAGCAGCGCTCGTGCCCAACTTGCCCCACACGCATTCCCCCAATCCCACGGGTCTCGCGTAGGCATCCCTGTAGGCACGGCCCCATCTTTGTGCCGTCATGCCTACAGTCAACACCCTCACCGACGCTCAGTGCAAGCGAGCCGCCACCTCGGACAAGCCGAAGAAGATCTTCGATGGCCATGGGCTTTTCCTCCTCGTGACGCCCGCCGGCGGGAAAACGTGGCGCATGGCATACAGGTTGGAAGGCAAGCAGCAAACTGCTACCTTCGGCGCATACCCACTCATCAGCCTAGCCGATGCGCGGACCAAGCGAGACGATCTGCGCCGGAAGTTGGTGAACGGCGAGAGCCCGAAGACGGCAAAGGTCAAGGCCGCGATGACATTCCAGTCGGCCTGCGAGACCTACTGGGAAGGGCGCAAGGACGTGTCGGACGGCTATCGCACCAACGCCATGCGCGGTCTGGAAATGCACCTTTGGCCGAAGCTGGGCGAGCTGCCGATCGGCGCCATCACGCGCGAGACGCTACTTGAGCCGCTGGCCCGACTCGACGCCGAGGGCAAGCACGTCTATGTGCGGCGCGTGCGGGTTTGGGCAGGGCAGGTCTTCGACTGGGCGGTGGAGCGCGGCTTCGCCGCCACCAATCCCGCGGCGCTGATCCGCCCGGAGAAGGCCTTCGGGAAGGCATCGGTCGAATCGCATGCTGCGCTCGAACTCGACGAGGTGCCGGCGTTCATGCAGCGCCTGTCGTTCGAGAAGGAACTGCTATCTGTGCTGGCCTGCAAATGGCTGGCGCTCACGTGGGTGCGCACGAAAGAGATGCGCATGATGACGTGGGACCAGGTCGACCGTGATCTGTGGCGCGTGCCGCGCGGGACGATGAAGAAGCGACGCGACCACCTGGTGCCGCTGTCGAGTCAGGCGATGGCGCTGCTGGCCCAGCTGCGCGCGCGCCGGCGCAGCGAGTACGTCTTCCCCTCAGACCATCGAGACGACCGTCCGCTGAGCGAGAACGCGGTGCTCTACCTGCTCGCGCGCATGGGGTATGAAGGACGGATGACGGGCCACGGCTGGCGCTCGGTGGGCTCAACGTGGGCGAACGAACAGGGCTTCAACCGCGACGCCATCGAGCGGCAGCTCTCGCATGCGCCCGATGACGAGGTCCGGGCGGTCTACAACCGCGCCGAGTACCTCGATCTCAGGCGGCAGATGCTGCAGGCCTTTGCAGACTGGCTGCTGCCAGCTTGATGCCGGCGCGACGCAGCGTCGACAGCTTCCAGCCACGGGTGCGCGCGCTGAAGTCGACGTCGGGCTTCGGCAGCTTTCCCTGCTTGATCCAGCGGCGCACCGTCTCGTCGCTCACGTCGCCGAAGTAGGCGCGCAGGTCGCGGCGCCAGACCATTGCATCGGGTTCGGTGCTCATGGCTTCTCCTTGGGAGCGGCAGCCAGGGCTTGGTCGATGGCCGAGAGACCCGACGCCATGGCAGCGTCCAAAGCAGCATCCATCTCGTGCGCCTCGTCCATGTCGGCTTTGATCGAAACCGGCAGGCGGGCCGCCATGCGGGTATAGCCGTGTGCGCTCATCAGCGTCCAAGGCAGGCGATCCCTCAACCACCGATAGCGTGCAGCGTCCTGAGCGTCGGTTGCCGCTCCCTCTACCGGTGCAGCCGCCCGGGAGGGACGGAGGTAGAGGGGCGTGCCATGTTCAAGCTTTGCCGCCTCGCTGCGGTCCGTCCAATGGGCGCGCAGGTCGTTGTTGCGCGTGTCTACCAGGGCCACCGGCTCGTCTTCCTGCGAGCCCTCGGCTGGTGACTTAACTGGCGACTTTTCGTCCAGGGTGGTGCCTTTGGGCTCGGGCTGCGCTTGTGCGGGAGTGGCGGGGCTGCTCAATTCGACCTCGTCGTCGAGCCATGTGTCCGCGACGTTGTCGTAGACCCCGACGCTGTGCCTGCAGCAGGTGCTCACGATCTGAGGACGGACCTTGCTGTCCAGCAGTTCACCCTCAAGCGTTTCGGTCCTCGAATACTCGAAGGGGACCAACTTCACGCCGCAGACGCCGCAGCCTGCGTTGCACACGAAAGAATATCGATCAGTCATGGCTCTGCTCTCCTTGAACGCACTCGGGACAGTCCTCAAAATGCTCAATGAGCATTGGTGTCGGCCCTGTGCAATCCTCGATCTCAACTCGGACAAAGCCTCGTCCCTCACAAACTGGGCAAGGGTGTTTGCTGCGCTCGAAGTTCCGACCTCCTTGAAAGGCGTCTTCAGCAGTCGGGTGACGCTGGAATTGCGTGATGAACGCGATGACCCAGGCCTGATAGTTGGGATCGAGGCTCATGGCTGTCCTTCCTGGGATGGGGTGGGGAGGGCGAGCAATCGCACCTCATGGATCGACACGAAGCGGCTGCGGTTTTCCTGCTGGCCGATGAATCGCACGCCGACCATGCCGGGGCGATCCGTGGAACAGGCGCAGACCTGTGCCGGCGTCCACTTGGCAGTGAAGGGGTGGCGCGCCTTGACGGTTGCCACGTTCCGCCCGTGCATGCTCCGTTCGAGGTATAGGGCGAGGCTGGCGCGGCCAGCGACTCGACGTTCGCGGGCGTTCATTTGGCGCTCTCTCCTTCCGGCTCGGATGGCAGGGCAGCATCAATTGCGCGATCGAGGTCTTCCCCGTTCAGGACCACGTTGTCAGGCACCAGCCCGGCAAACACGCCGCCCTTTTCAATGGTGTCCACGGGCCGCTCGCGCAGGTACTGGTAGCGGTCATGGCCCGGCCGCAGGTCATCGATCAACCGGCTCAGGTGGCCGACGCTCGACTCCAAGGCCGCCACGCCCACTTTCAGCAGATCGCGCTCACGCCGCGCTTCATCTCGCGCTTGGCAGAGCGACCGCAGTTCCTTGCTGTCGGCGTCGTGCTGGCTTCTCAGGCTCGGCTGTGCCGGTGTCGGAGCTACCGGGGCGGGGGCGGCGATAGATCGCGCGATTTCGTGTGCGAACGTCTCGCGCCAAGAGCCCGGCGCTTCGCCCCATGTGAAGACGCCATGCTTTGAATCGGCCACCTCTTGGGCGTTGTCGATTTGCTGTCGCGTCAGGGCTGGAGCTACCTGCGGGGAGGCAAGAGCAGCGGCACTGGTCTTGAGCATGGCGCGCACGACCGGAAGGGCTTTGGCGGCGCGAGCTTCACACCATGCCACGTCGTCGCCCGGCTCGCGGTCAGCGTCCCCGATGTCAGCGAGGGCGGCTTCTGCGGTCACAAGGACGCGGCGCATCTCATCTGTCAGCGGGTTGGGTCTCTGCTGCAACGTGGCCTTATGGGTTGCGATAGAGGCGTGCGCTTGCCAGCCCTCCCAACATTTCTGCACGTCATCACGTTTGTACCCGTCACGATGGCGCAGGGTCGCCGTGTGCTGCGCATTAGGTGCGTATTGCCTACGAACGAAAGATTCAAACGCTGCTCGCTCATCTGTCAGCGGGGCGGGGCTCGGAGCTACCTGCACAGGGGAGGCAAGAGCAAGGACGGCACGCGCAAAGTCAACGAGATAGCCTCCGCTGACGCAAATGGCGTTTCGCGCGTGAGGCGGTAACGCGGAAAACACAGCCGCTTCTGCCGCGATGATCTGCTCATCTGTCAGCGGGGCGGGGCTCGCCGGCTGTGCTGCCTCCAGAGCGGCCAACGCGTAGGTGCGCATGTCGTCGGCCGTGTACCTCAGTGACTGCCGGCCGAGGATGTCGTAGAAGCCCGGTATCCCGTGAGGCTCGGGCAAGGCCGGCAGGGTGGCCGCTCTACTGGCTGCGGGGGTCGGGGTGGTCATGCTGGTACTCCGGTTGCTTTGGCAATGGCGGTCTCGGCGGCAGTCATTGCCGCCTGGTACTCGTCCTCGGTTGGGCGCTCACCTTCGACCTCAAGGTCGCTGCCCGCGCAAACGCGGTGCAGAGCCTTTAGCGCCGTCAGCAGTTCAGATGCGTTCATGCGACCTCCAGGGTCTGGGTGTTGGTCTTCAGGAAGTTCAGGACGTGCTGGACCGGCCGGCTGGCGATGGCCGAGGTCCAGCGCACTGCCTCGCGCCAGTCGTTGGCGTTGCGGCCCTGCTTGCGTGCGTGGAAGCTCCATGCCATCGAGTCGGCCGTTTCCAGCAGCGAGCGCACGAGCGGGTGAGCCAGGGCGGTCGTCTTCAAACCGAAGCCGTGCAGCCGCAGATCTGGCCGCTCTGCCTTGATGGCCAGCAGCACCGCGGCCACTGCGTCCGGCGTGCCGTTGCGCTTGCACACCGAGCCCACGCCCACCCACATGCCGTGCACCAGGCGATCCCCATAGGCGCGCACGTGGTCGACGTAGCTCTCGGGCGCGAAGCCCTGGAGCACTGGGAGGATGTAGACGCCTGCCGTGTCCTGAGCTGCAAGCGCTTCGTAGCGCTCGATCGTCAGACGCTGGTGCTCGAGCACGCTCAAGCCGGTCTTGCTGACGATGAAGGGCTCGCACATGTAGTCCTGGGCCACAGCGGCCAGCAGATTGCCGTTGCCGGCCCAGCGCCGGATCTCGGCGGCATAGGCCTCGACGCCGTGACGGTAGTGGCCATGGGTCGAGATCTCGGTGAACGCGCCGCTGTCCATGATCCAGTCGCCGACGGCGAACGGGCCCTTGCGGGTGCGCAGCCGGTTGACGCTCACGAAGGCAGCATCGAAGTGCCGTGCGTCGCTGGGCTGGTGGAGGCCGGTGAAGAACTTCACGGCGCTGCCCTCCCATGCTCTCCGGGGGAGGCCGCAGCCTTGACGCGGGCGATGTGCGCCTGGCGTGCCATGCATCCACGGCAGCCGGGCTGGAACACCGTAGGGCTCTGCACACGGCAGCACGGGCAGGAGAAAGAGCGGGAGCGGTTCATGCTGCCTCCTCGGTCTTGGGGTGGAGTTCGCGATAGCGGGTGTTCTTGGCGCGCGTCACCGCAGCGTGGTGCTGCTCCGGCAGCATCTGCATGGCAGCTTCGAAGTTGGCGCGCAGCACGTCGAGCGAGGCTGATTTCGCGATGCCGGCCAGGATCGCCGTCGCATCGGGCCCCGCCTCTCCGCTCTCCAGCCATGCCAGCAGCTTCTCGCCGGTCTCGACGGTCACCGGTGCAGGCTCACCGCCGGCGAACAGGCCTGTGCGGTCCTTGCTGGCGTTGGCAAAGTGACCGGCGTGGATCAGGTCGAGCACGACGGTGAACTCGTACTCGATGCCGTCGCGCTGCTCGGTCTTCATGCCCAGCTTCACCACCTGCTTGCGGCCGTTGGTGCCCTCGGTCTGCGCCGTCTCGGTCTTGCTGCGGCCGGTGGCGATGATGTGCATCGGGCTTTGCAGCATGGCGTCGACGAAGGCGCGATGGCGGGGTGTCGTTTCGTTCCAGGCGCTCCAGCTGTTGCCGCGGAACTTGGCGGCGGCGACGGTGTCGTTGATCTCCAGGCAGCCGCCAGAGCCGGACCACTCGTGCGTCAGCGAGTCGATGATGAGCGTGTCGTAGCCGGCGCGCTCGGCGGCGCGGATCGCCTCGATGTAGCGCTCGGGCGAGTAGGGCGCGGTGAGCTCCAGCGCGTCGAACTCGGGCGGCTCGAACAGCATGCCGCTCGGCAGCTTGATCGGCTCGGCATACAGGCTGGCCGAGCCGTGCTCGGTGTCGAGGACTGCGACGCGGCCGCCGAGGCCCTTGGCGATCATCAGGGCGGCCATCGTCTTGCCGGAACCGCTGGGACCGGTAAGAGCGAGCCGTAGCCGTGCTTTCTTCCGGGTTGCCTTCACGAATTGCATGGTGTTCTCCAGGTCTAAAAAGGGAGGGGCAGGGCGTTCAGCCGGAGAGCGATCTGCATCGCCTCGGCCGGGGAGTGCGTGCGCAGGGCAAGCACGTACTGCAGGCGGATGTACTGGGCTTCGGTCATGGGGTGCCTTTCGGGGTTAGAGCCAGCCCAGGCCGGCGAAGATGACCATCGCTACGGCGCCGAAAGCGCATCCCCAGGCCACGATCCGGTCGGCCGGGTGCAGGGGTTGCTTCGTGGCCATCGGGACGATGTGGACCGCGCTGGAGCGGACAGCCGGGTTGCTCTGGGCCAGGACGCGCGAGAAGCGTTCTGGCGTGCGGGGCAGTTGGTGGGCGATGAGGGCGCGGGTCATGCGGACCTCGCTTTCAACATGGCATCGGCCATTTCGTAGGCGATCTTGGAGACGTAGTCCGCGTAAGGCTGGCCGTTTCGCATGTCGTCAATGGACACATCAATCAGCGTCGGTAGGGCTTTGGCGGCGAAATAGTCGCGCAGCGTCATGCCCGGGAACTGCCACGTGCTGCTGCCGTCTTGATGGCCAGTGGTGGCGTTCATGGTGGAGACCGGGAATGCCGGCTCGGGCTGAATCGTCTCGCTCATGCTGTGGCTCCCGACATACACACACCCATCGCCTCGGCGATCTGCGGGTGACGCGCGATGGCTTGATCCGCCTTGACGTCCAACTGCATGCCGTCGATGTAGCCCTCCAGCTCGTTGCGGGCGTGGGCGACGCGGAGCCATTGAGCGCCGGTGAGCGTTTGGCCTGGCTCAAGGTCATAGACCATTTGCAGAGCAGCGAGGGCCTTGATGAGCATGGGGAACGGGCCGCGCGGCGTGGAGTAGTACAGCGGCGTGCTCATACAACCCCCGCCAGGCTCAGCACCACATACACCGCCGACAGCGCGACAGCCACCACACCACCCGCCATCGCTGCATCAGCAGCCACGCCCCAGGCACCTTCCGGCAAGCCCTCGGGCATGTTGCCGCGCTGGGCGCGCTCGATGTAGTCGCTCAGGCTGTGGCCCTCGGCCAAGTGGCCAGCTCTTCCGATGTGTTCCATCTCGACTCCTGTTTGCCACCGGGGTGGTGGCTTGGAGTCAATTATCACGAACGTGATCTAGGAAGTCAACACGTTTGTGATTGATGCTTGCGAAAAAATGCCCGCGCGGGGCGGGCTGCTCGGTTGCCGACCTACTTTCGCTTCATCAGGTCGGTCAGGAGTTGGACGTTCGCTTCGAGGATCGAGTCGAGCGGGTTGTCCCTGCAGTGCTTATCAAGATAGGCGCGCAGCGTGGCGGGGTCGGGTAGGAAAGGGACTTTGTTCCCACCTGACTGTTGGAGAAAATTTACTCCAGACAGAAATCCCTGGCTCCAGGCTATGAAAGAGCTTTCATATGCCATGTCTTCAAGACTGCTGCCTTTCACCAATCCAGTTCGAGTTTTTAACCAAACGCCGCATTTAATCAGTCCAATTCCGACGAGGTCGTAGTCTGCCGCAACAGACATTGAATGAAATGATGAAAAGACAATTGCAAACAGGGCGAGTTTTAACTTATTCATTTTCCAAAAGTAAAAATGAATTTTTCATTTCCTAATGTGCCAGTACCGGTTCCTTTTGTCCCCGCGCTGGCGAACTGAAACGGCCCAGTCCGCTTGTCCGAACAGATCAAAACACCTTGTCCCTCTCGCGCGTTCACCATCACGAAGTCGCCCTTGCAGCTAGCGCCACCCTTGGGAGAAACGATGCTGATGGTTCCTGTCCCGTCAGAGTGGTTCGCGACAGCAGTGCCGACAAACTCCTCGTGCGTGTCTTGGGTTTGGCCCTGAACTGGTACGGTGAGGATCAGTGCGCATCCCGAAAGAATGGCGGCAACTGAAAATAATCCGAGTCTTTTGAGCATCAACCAGCCTAAGAATTTATTTCTTTCCAAGTGGCGCAGCGTCTGTTTCTACAGGCCGCGAATGACCACTGCTCAGAAGGCGAGCCATGTCGGCATCGCGCATTTCAATATGCTGGCTGGTTGCAATGGCATCTGCCATTTTCGCTGCACTGATTGCTGACTCTGGATCGTCAACGACGCTCGCTAAGAGAGGAGCAATGCTCTTTCGCCCCAAAGGAGTGACGGCGGCTAGTAGCGCTGCGAAATGCAAGATGGTGGCACCGAGGGTAGGCATGCTCTGCATGGGATCACTTCCGTCTTGGACTGATACGGAAGTTGTACTGTCGATATCTACAGTAGTCTGTTCGGGTTCTCCCTTAGACGTTTCCCCGAAGCTCTTTTCATGACCTTTTCCCGATTCAAGCCAGTTCGGGTCGACATCGAGCGCGCGTGCCAGTGCCAGCAGCTCTCGTGGCTGCTTACGAAAACCTGATTCGATGTTGCCAATCGTGCCTTGAGACACGCCGACCCGCTTCGCGAGGTCTGCTTGGCTCCAGCCGAGCTTTGTCCGTGTCTCTTTGACTCTGTCTGCGATGGATTTCACATCCGTGATTAGGCCGGATGGTTGCATCACGTTGGTGTTCCTGAGATAATCACGATCGTGATAATCAAGGAACGACATGAACACCCCTGACAACGGAATGGAAGCGCTCGAAGAGGCCATCGCGGTCGCGGGTGGCGTCGGCGCTCTCGCCAATCGTATCGGTGTCCCGAAGAGCGCGCCGAGCATGTGGCGCCTCCGCAAGAGCGTTCCGGCCGAGTACTGCCCCGCCATCGAACGTGAGACCGGCGTGCGTTGCGAACGGCTGCGCGCTGGCGTGGCCTGGGATGTCCTGCGCATGCAAACCAGCGGCGAGGTGGCCTGAATGTCCCTCGACCCCACCGTTCTCCAGATCGCCATCGCCCTGGCCATCGCTGCCATCGGCCGCGCCTGCGGGTTCTGACCTATGCGCACCCACCTCGCTTACGCGCTCGACTGCCTGGTGCTCCTGGCCGTCTTCCTGTGGCTGTGCCTGTTCACGCCATTCGTCCCTCAGGCGCCGGAAGACCTCCAGTGATGCGGCCTCCCAGGCCTCGATCCATACCCCCGATTTCATAACTAGCTCCAAGAGAAATCCCATGTACGCCAACCGTCGCGACAAGCGCAGCGTCCGCATCAACCTCTCCGCAACCCCGCAGTTCCGGGCCCGTGTCGAGGCGCTGGCCGAAGAACACGGGGAACAGATGACGACGTGGCTTTACGAGTACGTCGCCCGAAAGATGGAAGAGGACTTCGGTGGTGATTCTTCCAAGCAGCAGCCCTGAGCGCGAGCTTTTCCGTGGTCACACGACCGTTACTCGAAGGAGACGCAATGCCGTTTGAACTGGCCGAAATCTATGACGAGGACCGCCTTTTGGTCATCGAAGCCTATGCGGCGAAGCACGGGCTCACTGTCGACGAAGCCCTCATGAGTGCTTCCGAAGGGGCCGAGAAGGTGTGGCTCGACCAGCAGCCGAAGCGGGGCGGCGTCGTGCTGCCTTTTCGTCGGCGTCAAGCGCAGTAACGAACGCGTTACGCAACTGGAAATAAGTCATGAATCACTCACTTTTTAAGGCGCCGCTGTGAGCTTCCAGGCAATGACATGGGCCGTCGACCAGAAGTGCGGCTCCGCAGCCGCCAAGCTGGTCCTGCTCATGCTGGCGAACTACTGCAACGGCCACACCGGCCAGTGCAACCCCTCGCACAAGCGTCTCGCCGGCGAGTGCGACATGTCGGTCGACACGCTCAAGACGCACCTCAAGAAGCTCGAAAGCCTGGGCCTGATCGACATCATTCCGCAGCACCTGGACAGCGTTCAACTGCCCAACCAGTACCGGGTGAAGGTTGGGGGGGGTGGGGGGAAGAATTCGGGGGAGGGTGGGGGGGAAATTACCCCGGAGGGTGGGGTGAAGAATTCCCCCCCCAATAACCAGGAAGTTAAACCAGGAACTGAACCAGAAGAGAAAGCGCGCAAGCGCGCGACCCCTTCGCTCAGCTGTCCTGACGATGTTGCTGAGCAGACCTGGAACGACTGGCTCCAGCTGCGCAAGGGCAAGCGCGCCGCCGTCACCGAGACCGTCGTTGCCGAAGCCCGCAAGCAGGCCGACAAGGCGCACGTCTCGCTCGACCGGTTCCTGTCGATCTGGTGCGCCCGGGGCTCTCAGGGTCTGGAGGCGGACTGGCTCAAGCCCAACGAACGCGGCGGCCCGCAGCCCTCCGGCGAGACCCCCTACCAGCGGCAGATGCGCGAACGCGTCGCCGAGTTCGCTCCCAGCATCGCCCGCCGCGCGCCGGGTGAAGCGCGCCCCCTTTCTTTCATCGAGGAGATCCAAGATGTCCCTGCCATCACACGTCGTTGATCGGCTGTTCGCCCGACTCCAGGCCACCTACGGCCGCGACTTCACCAGCAAGTTCGAGGGGGTCGAGACGAACGCCGTGAAGTCCTCCTGGGCTCACGAGCTCGCCGGGTTCGCCTCGCAGCTCGAATCCCTGGCATGGGCGCTGGAGAACCTGCCCGAGCGCGCCGTGAACGTCATCGAGTTCCGCAACCTCGCTCGCCGCGCGCCGGCTCCAGAAGTGCCGCGCATCGCTGCATCTCCTGCTGGCAAGGAGCGCGTGCAGGCAGAGCTGGCCAAGCTGGCGCCAGTCATCAAGGCCGCCGAGGGCCCGCGCCGCGACGGCAAGCAGTGGGCCCGCGATCTGGTGGCGCGCATCGACGCCGGCCACAAGGTCACGCGCACGGTCGAGAAGATGGCGCGCGCTGCCATCGCTGAGCGGTCGATCTTCCCGGGAGCAGCAGCATGAGCGAAGGCGCCAAGACGGCCGGCCCGTGGCGTGTTGTTGTGATCGAGAGCGAGCGTGGCTGGGGCATGAGGGTCGATGAGATTCGACGGTTTCCGACACGAGAGGATGCCGTTGCATTCGTCAAGGACTTCAACAGCGGAAACCCGCCCGGTCCCGCTCCTGATTGGTACATGCAAGCGCAAGACCCGGAGTACGCACCCGCATGAACGCCTTCACCTCCCGCCCCGGCATCACCGTCACCCCCTCCGGCCGCAAGTACCGGTTCAAGGGACTGATCGCCATCGAGCCGCACCGCAACAACATCCACATCGTCTCGGCTGCTCAAGGCCAGGCGGACGCTCACCGCCGTGACGCCATCAAGCGGGCGATCGGCATGAAGGAGCAAGCATGACCCGCACCCGTGGTCGCCCACGCAATCCCCCGGCCGGCTCGCCTCGGATGCTTCGCACGCTGAGCGGCGCCCTCCTGCTGCGCACCGCAAGGGGTTCCGTCGTCCTCGCTGCAGTGCGGGCGCCCGAGGAACGCGAAACCGGCTTGTCGTCCTCCGAGATTTTCCACGGCATCCGGCACAACCTCATTGCCGTGCTGCCGCTCGTCCTGAAGGAAGCAAGGTGGATTTCATGATCGACGACGCCTTCATCGCCAAGATCCACGCGAACTGCGAAGACGACTGTGGCTGCCTGATGTGGCAGGGCTCCACCGGTGGCAGCAAGGGGACGCCGTACTTCAACCATCGCAGCCTGCGCCGTGTGCTGTTCGAAGCCGCCTTCGGTGAGGTGCCTGCAAGCCGCCGCGTCTCCATGACCTGCGGCAGCCGGGCCTGCCTCAACCTGGAGCACATGACGCTTCGCACGCCTGGCGCTGTGGTGCGCAACACCTTCGCCACCACAGATGCGTCGATTCGCCTGTCGGCCGCATCGACGCGCAGCAACCGCGCGCGCTCGAAATTGAACATCGAGATCGCGCGCGCAATCCGCAGCAGCGACGAGCCGCTCAAGGTCTTGGCCGCGCGCTACGGCGTACACCACTCGACCTGCGGCTACATCAAGGCCGGGCAGATGTGGAAAGAGACAAGCCCGTTCTCGGGCCTGGGAGCACGCGCATGACCGCCGTCCACATCCATGCCCCGCCGGCGACGTCGTTCTGTGGCGTCAACGATTGCCCGACCTGCAAGCGCCCACGCCGGATGCTCGGCCAGTTTGTGGAGTGGTACGGCACCACCTGGACCTGTGCCGGCTGCGGCGATTCATGGCAGGACGGGTATCGCGGCGAGCGGCCGTTCGCCCCGGGCTGGCGTCGGCAGTCCATCGAGTTTGCGCGCGAGCAACTTGCCCGCATTGGAGTGAAAGCATGAACTTCAAGCACGAATCCTGCGGCTACGACTACGTCGACGACCTTAAGCCGCCCTATGCCAGCGGCTGCCGCACCTGTGCCCTGCGTGCGATGGCCAGCAGCCCGGGCTATGCCTCATCGAATCGCCTGGGGCTCCTGACGCCGGCATACCGTAAGGCGCTGGAGGCGACCTTCCCGGGTGAAGACGTTCGGGCCGTGCATGCCCAGGTCAAGACGACGTCCGAGCGGGCGAGTAACGGAAAGGTGGCGCTGCTGTGAAAACCAATCGCGAGAAGTTCGAGGCAACGATCAGCGCCTCGCCCTACGAGAAGAGCGTTGCGCGCTGGCCCGACCTGCCGGTGAAGTTCGCATGGCCGGGCGGCTACAAGGATCTCGTTGTAGATCTGGCGTGGCACATGTGGCAAGCCTCTCGCAAGCAGGCGCTGGATGAGGCGATCCATGTGTGCGGGCGCCAGATTCCGATTGCATGCAGCACAAGCATGGTCGACGTCGCGCGCAACCAAGGCATTCGGGCTTGCGTGGAGGCTGTTGAGCAGCTGGGCAAGGAGGCGTCATGAAAACCCTCGCCTGGACCCTGATCGGTCTGTTCGTCGCCTACGTCATGGTTGCCTGTGCTGCTGGCACTCAGGTCGCCGTGAACGGGCCGCCCACGGCCTGGGGGCAATGCAAGTGAGGCGCGCCGCCAAGATCGACGCCAACCAGGCGCAGATCGTCGCCGACCTCCGTACCAAGGGCGTCCAGGTGCTCAGCCTTGCGGCGGTGGGCGGCGGCGTGCCGGACCTGCTGTGCGGCTGGAAGGGCCGGCTGGTGCTGCTGGAAGTGAAGGACGGCGCCAAAGTGCCATCGGCGCGCCGGCTGACGCCGTTCCAGGAGGCTTTCCACCAGGAATGGGAGGGCATGCCCTTGTACGTGGTCGATTCCACGCCCAGCGCCCTCAAGGCCGTGGGGGTGACGTCGTGATGGACAAGCGAGTCCTGCGCCTCGTGAGCAACGACGTGCGTCAGCGTGCCATCGACGCCATCTGGGGTGCCCCTGACGGCGCCCAGGTGGTGATCTCCGAGCCCAGCCGTAACGCGGAGCAGAACGCCAAGTTCCACGCCCTGTGCGGCGACCTTGCCAAGTCCGGCCTGCCGTGGTGCGGAAAGCCTCGAACCCTCGCGCAATGGAAGGTGCTGCTCGTCTCAGGCCATGCGGTCGCCACGAAGGAGGGCGCCGAGATCCTTCCAGGCCTGGAAGGGGAATGGATCAACATCAGAGAGTCGACTGCCTTGATGTCCAAGCGCAGGGGCTCCAGCCTCATCGAGTACACGCAGGCCTTTTTGGCTTCGCATGGAGTGGAGTCCCAATGAAAACCTGCACCGTCTGCAAAACGCAGAAGGAATTGACCTGCTTCTCGCCGCAAGCGAAGGGAAAGTTCGGCGTCACTTCGATTTGCAAGTCATGCACTAGCGAACGCGGGAAAAAGTGGCACGAGGCCAACCGGGAGCGATCGCTTACGAACAAAGCGGCCTACAACGCGGCCAATGCTGACAAGCAGAGCGAATACGCGAAAGCGTGGCGCAAGAAGAATAGCGTTCGCGTGAAAGCGATGGCGGCTATCTGGACGGCGAACAACATCGTCAAGAAGCGTGCATCCACGGCCAAGAGGCGAGCAACCCTCTTGAGGGCCATTCCGGCTTGGGCGCGGCTGGACGACATCGAGCGCTTTTACACCCTGGCTGCGCGATTGACCGAGCAGACCGGCATCAAGGCAACAGTGGATCACGTGGTGCCGCTCCAGTCGCGCTTGGTATGTGGGCTGCATTGCGCTGCGAATCTGACCATCCTCCCTGAAACGCTGAACAAGCGGAAGGGCAACTTGTGGTGGCCTGACATGCCCATGGCGCAGAACGAGGTCGGCCATGCGTAGCAAGAACAAGCCCGCGCCCACCGCCGCCGAGCGCCGCCACATCAAGCGCATCGCCGCCATGCCCTGTGTCGTCTGCCAAGCAGAGGGACCGAGTGAGGTCCATGAGCCCGAGCAGGGCCTGTGGTTCGCCTCCATGCCGCTGTGCGCAGCCTGCCACCGCGGCCCCGAGGGATGGCACGGCACCCGACTGCGCTGGAAGTTGCGCAAGGTGTCCGAGCTGTCCGCGATCAACCAGACCATCAAGGAGCTATCCGCATGACCGACAGCACAAAGATCCTCTGGCGCGTCCAGGTGCGCAAGAGCCGGAAGCACAAGTGGACGAACAAGAGGCTGTTCGAGACGCGAGCATCGGCGCGCGACGCGGCTGGAACCTACCGGATGTTCAGCACTCGCCCGGGCGGGAAATGGGTCCCCAAGTACGGCTTCGGCAACACCCGTGTCGTCCGGCACGAGAGGGGCGCCAAGTGACGCAGTTCATCCTTACCCCCCGCCTGCGCGCAGAAGCCCGCATCGCCCGGCGGAAATTCCTCTACGCCCAGAGCGGCAACCTCATCGGCGAGTCGCACCACAAGGCTGTGCTCACGAACCACGAGGTCGACCTGCTGCTCGAACTCAGGGAGGAGGGCAAGACCTATGTCTGGCTGGCCGAGAAGTTTGAGATCCCCGTGGTGAGCGTCAAATCGATCTGCTCAGGCCGCACCAGGGGGGTGCCTGTGGCTCGTGTTGTGATGGAGAAGGTGTGATGGCAGCAAAAAAAGCAAACGCCCTGGCGACCAAGCCGAGAGGACGCCCGACCGATTACACGTCGGAGATCGCGCGCGAGATCTGCCGGAAGCTTGCGGATGGGATGGGACTGCGTCAGATCTGCACGGACCCGGAGTTCCCGTCAGAGGCCACGGTGAGGGCTTGGGCGCTGGATGACGTGCACGGTTTTTCTGCGCAATACGCGAGAAGCAGGGAGATCGGATACGCCGGATTGGCCGACGAGATCCTGAACATCGCTGACACGCCGGTGGTGGGCTCTCGCTCGGTGAGCAAGGCGACCGGCCTGGAGATCACCGAGGGCGACATGATCGAGCACCGCCGGCTGCAGGTGGATGTGCGCAAGTGGATGCTCTCGAAAATGCTGCCGAAGGTGTACGGCGACAAGATCCAGACCGAGCACAGTGGCGAGGTGACGGTGCTGGGGATGTCGGAGCGCATGCGTGCGCGCAAGAAAGCCTCATGACCGACGCCGACCTCGACTTCGCCCTTGAGCACGCCGCCGACCCGCTCGGCTGGGTCAAGGCGGCCTACCCGTGGGGCGAACTCGGCACAGCGCTGGAGAAGCAGCAGGGACCGCGCGCGTGGCAGCAGGAGGTGCTGAACGACATCGGCTCCCACCTGAGCGACCCCGAGACGCGCCAGCAGCCGCTGCGCATCGCCATCGCCCCGGGCCACGGCATCGGGAAATCCGCCCTCACCGCCATGACCTGCGAGTGGGGTCCGTCCACCTGCCCGAACACGCGCATCGGCGGGAGCGCG